CCGATCTAAACTACGCATGGGGGCAGAATCTTAGAATCTTCTCAGTTTCTTAGAAAGTGACGCATTGTGTAGTTACCTAAGGCTAACATTTGAAAATTTGGCACGGTTCTTGCTAGGGGATTATATGAAAATAAATACTTGACTTTTGGTGGTATATATGTTATAATGAAAGGTTAGGCATCTATTACTTTAGCGAAATAAAGTGTTAAAGTTGGCACGGTTCTTGCTATGGGAATTAGTGAAAATAAATACTTGACTTTTGGTGGTATATATGTTATAATGAAAGGTTGAGCACCTATTACTTTAGCGAAGTAAAGTGTTAAAGTGTTAAAGTGTGAAGTTGAGCACCTATTACTTTAGCGAAGTAAAGTATTAAAGTATGAATTGAGTTCATACATCTATGACTTGGATATATTGGAAAAAACTGACAACCTGTGTTATACTATAGATGTAAAGAAAAGGAGGGTTAAACAATGTTAGGTAAAAAAGAGTTCACGAATCAATTTAATGAAGATATTTTGAATTGCCGTTGCGCTCAAGGTCATGGGCGATATGAGACAGCCGCTTTTTATAGAGGCTGTGCACAGGGCATATTAACCGCTATGTACTGGGTCGAATTAATAAATGAGGACGAGTATAATAAAATGAACGAACGCATTAGACGTTCCATAACAATGGAGGATGATTTAATATGAAATGTATGATTATCGGAACTATTATTAACTTAGAAAGACTCAATAACAGTGTATATGGTAACCCTCGTTATTCGGTAACCATAAAAGATGAAGCTGGATTTTACTTTTACGCAAAGACAGCAAGTGACGCAAGTTGTGGCTATTCAATAGATAACTATTATGGTAAGAAAAAGTTATTTCATTATCATATAACAAAAGCTTGTAACAATATCATAGATGATATTGACTCAATAGCATAGGAGGTGTATCTTATGAAAAGAAGATTAACAGGAGAAATTAAGGTTATTGGATACTATCCGGTAGGAGGAGGCGAATGTCTTTATATACTGCCTTTTGAGGTAGCTAAGGAATGGGAATGCAAAAAAAATACTGAAGCAATAGCGCTTTGCTGGCAAGGCAAAAAGTGCTTCCGTCAACTATATGATAGACGTGGTCAATATTGTTTCAAGTTTTTCAACCATGTCATTTACCTTAGTGAAATTTTACGCACTGAGGGCACACATGACTATATTGTGTTATGAATAACAGGGAGTGGGCTATTGCAGTGCTTTACACGCTGAGCACCGCAATGGAAGCCCTATTTATTACAGGCGTGTGCTGTAGTGAATCTGATATTGCCGTTATATGGCTTATATTGGCCGTTGTATGGGGCATAACAATCATATCGTCATTGTTTAAAGGAAGTAAAGACGATGACGACATACAGGAGTATTAGGAGGTAAAATATGAAATTATTATTGATTGATACAAGACCGAGTTATGTTATATTTTGCGATTATGATAAAGCATCTTATATAAAAAGAAAGACATGCGGAACGTATGGAAGAATATACTTCACATATAAAAGGAGCAAAATATATCTTGATGAGTTTATTCCTCAACCAGATGGTAGTGAAATATATTGTAATAGATGAAAACAAGGGGTGACTGGTTCACCTCTTTGCGCATCTATCGCTCACTTTAGCGAAGTAAAGTGTTAAAGCATTGCAACTGCATATCGTTACAGTACTACTCATATAGGACAGTGGGTCACTTTAGCGAAGTAAAGTGTTAACGTAGTAAATCACTAAACCACTCAAAATAAAAATAAAGATACAGTCCTATCTTTGCACATAATTCTATGCGTCTGACAGCCTGTATCCTTATTCAAAATATAGGGGTGGGTTAATTTATCGCTAAAATACGCCAGATGGCTCTGAAAAGCCCTCAGAGCCTCAGAGGCCTATAAGTCAAAGGCAGAACACATGCTCATAGGCATCTGTAGATTACAGTAAGCATTAGCAGAGGTACAGTCAATTGTTTTAAACTTATTCGTAGCAGAGCTGTCTACTTCTTTGTGGTAGACCTGTATCTTCCAGTCTTCTGCGAACCGGACAAACCCGTTGACGGTGAAATAATTATTCTCTTTATCCCTGCCGAAGAGTATACAAGCAAAGTCTGTAAGCGGTGGTACAGTCCAACCCTCACCAACTTTAAGAGTTTTAGGGTAACTAGCAATAGTAACAGGCACATTGGAAATAGCGAGGCGAAACCGGCCATCCAGCATGACGTTGACAGCGCCGTCAGAGAACGTGCTTCTCAGAGAAAGATAGTTCTCGTTCGCTTTATTTGTACTGTTAACTGTGCTAGCCATTTCAGATGGACTAAATTTATACAGGCTATATTCAATCGTAATATTTGGCTCAGAGCCAAGTACAACACCGCTCAGAGTCTGTGCCAGAGCACCCTGACCAGAGGCATTTGGATGGATACCGTCAGATGAGAAATAGCTATAGTCATGTAGCGTGAACGCTGTACTGGTAATGATTTTCATGCCGGACGCACGACAGCTTCTCAGATTCGAACAGAGTGTTCTTAACTGGTTTCTTACTGATGACTGACTAGACCAGCCAATGAAAGCAAACGTGCAATCAGCATAAGGATATAACTTCCTGCATCTGCTTGCAAAAGCATTTACTGCATTGATTAAATCAGCTTTTGCCTGGTCACGGTCATTCATACCGCCTGCAACAAGTACCAGAGAAACATTATTTCTGTCAGCTTCACCCATTGAAGCACCAGCTTCATTTAACAGGTCAATAAATTTCTTGCCTGTGCTTGCTGAAACATGGGAAAACCCAGAACCGCCAGAATATTTATTAACAAATGTGCAATAAGGCATACTCGATATGAGTTTTTCGCCCCAGCCTTGTACATTGCCGTCTGGCGTATAGCCCTCGTCATAACTATCACCAATGAGTACGATCTTTTTATTAACTCTAGTGCTGTTAAATTCCTGTCTCAGAGCTGATAACAGAGTGCCATTATCATCAATCTTCTTCTGTAAATTTGTGTCAGCTGTTTTTCTGTTACTTACTTCATTAGTAATAGCTGTTTGCAAACTGCTGTCTGTATACTGCCTGTTTTCCTTTTCCTTGTCAATAGCTTTTTGAAGTGTTGCGTCTGCTTCTGTTCTAGCAGCTGTTTCATCAGCAATACTCTTTTTAATATCCGTATCGTTATATCGTGGCACATAAACATCAGTGTCACCAACACGTACAAAATCGAATTCTTTTCTATCTGCCATTTAACCTACCTCTACTTTCACTGTCACAGTGTTTGTATAATCTACGCGCATCCTGTTATTAACCCTTAGTCTGTACATGTAATTGTTTCTATCCGTTGTTGCTACCAGACTTAATTTGTAAGTTTTAGCCCCTTTTTCTGTGCAGTCAAACCAAGTTGTGCCACTGTCTGTGCTATACTGCCACTGATAAGCAGTAGCACCTGCAACAAAAGCGAACAAATCAACTGTTTTTGCTTCTTCATTTACAGTTATATTCTCTGGTTCACTTAAAATAATTAATGACTGGTCAACAATTAACGCCCGTTTATCCTCATCATATGTCAGTGAGACGATTAAGTCACTAATATAGCTTTGTAAGAGTTTATAAACAAGGTCTGGTACATTATCAGCATTATCAATCAGTTCATTGACTTTTTCATACAAGCACTGTAAATTATCCTGTAATGAAAGTGCATCATTATAAACGATGGGAAGAACAGCACTAAAAGGCCATATTAAATATAACTTATTTTTCATCTTATCACCTCACTAACTTCTATTAATTGCTATTGTTGCAGTATTATTTATTTTATCACCGATTTTGCATGCTACCTTTAAATTGTTACCACCATTTACACCATAGCCGTCTGAGTGGATTGCATTATCATCATATATTTTTATAGTGATAATATTATGGCTTGCACCATATACTGTATAGGTTGTCCAACTTGTACCATCGTTTGAGACTAACCAAGTGACATCATTAATATCATAACTGCTAGGTACAGCACTACTAAAAGTGGCTGTCAATTCAACAGTTGTACCTATTGTTACAGACGTACTAGGTGTTTTTTCATTAGACATAGGAAAACTTGTTTTTGTATAGCTTAGATTGTTCTTACTATACAAATCAACATAGTCATTATGCTCATAGTATTTTTGTTCAATAGTTACTTCTGCTTTGATATACTCAATAACAATAGCTTCTGTATAATAAGTATACTTGTCATTTTGTAACTTACATCTGAACTCTTTTTTATCGCCCGAATTATAAAATGTAACAGGCACTTTGCATTTTGCCGTATTAGAACCCTCCGCTTCTAAGTCAACAAATAACCCATTATCATTTTTATACTGCCACTGATAAAAACTCACATTCCCTTTAACATTACTTACCCCTACTTCAATATTTTTGACAGGTGTATAAATAGGTGATTCTGGCTGAATCAAATCACAAGTGATAGGATTTTCAAAAGCGATACATCTTAATTCTTCACAATATCCGCCCTGTAGCTTCATATGACTGGCATAAACATCCAGTAACTTGTCGACTACTTCTTTGACATTTGTATCATCACCAATCAGCCTGTTGATCTTAAAAGCCAATTTATTCATACTTTCAAGTGGGGTGATATTTTCATCATAAATAGTTGGTGCAAGTGGTCTGTTACCAATTGGATTAAAATTATTCTTCTCCATCAAAGCACCCCCAATCCCACACCTGCATAAACAGGTCACTCAGTTCACTAATAACCATACGGTCAATATTCTTTAGCTTTTCAGCATATTCATTAACCATGTATGCATAAGTCATACCACCTCTTTTACCTGTGATATGCTGAACATAATCTTCTGTTGTGTTAAAATTACTGTTCGATTTAAGTGCATTGGTATTTTTATTAGTGTTCGTGCTATCTGAGATATCTGCACTAGATAAATACCTGTCACTTTTGATACCATCCAAACCACCCTGCGGTGTGTTGCTGTGCCTGTTAATATCCTGTCCACTATATTCGTTGTTGCTATTACCACTCGAATTAGAACTATTGTCACCTTTACTTTTTCTGTTGTGGTCAATAGTCACATCTGTATCACTAAGAATATCATAATCTTTATCAAAAGCTTTGTAAAGTTTATTATAATACGGCATGATAACAGATAACTTAGCGTCAAGTCTCAGCTGAAATAAGCCAAAGGTTTCTGAGCCAATCTCACGTGTATAGTAATGCTTCAATATTTTCTTTGCAAGCACAGGTCGGTATTCCGGAGTAAATGTCACAAATGATGGCGGGAATATTTTATCCCAGCTTTTGTCAATGACTTCATCAATAGACATATACCCTTTACCACGTTCATAACCAGCAAGAGACTCGCATATATATCTGATTTGCGTTGTATAACTACTCATATTTAAAACCTCTTAATCATAGATGTTGCAAGAGATTCATCTTTCAAATCTTGAAAAACATCGTCTTCGCCCTCTACTTCTTTGTTAGGTTCGTCCCCGTCATCAAAGAACCATCTAACATCAATACCAAAATTATCTTTTATTTGTTCTGTTGCATAGTCTCTGGCCATTGTTCTTGAACGTCTGTTTGCAAGAGCATCTGCATTACTGGATTCTACTTCACTTGTAATCATTCGCTCTTTCTTCTGAGCAATAACACTTGTGATACCTAACATTGAATTACCCTGATTATATAATCTCTGCTGTGCTTCAAGTAAGTCTAGGGCAACAAACGGCGCGTTTAATTGAATGGCCTGTATATCATCTGTATTGAACTTTTTAGATACAGGTATATATGGCTCATCAGCATCAACTTTGGCAATCATGTTTTTCATTGATAACTGTGAGTTCTCGTTACAGGCAACAACTACAGGTGTTTTCTGTGCTGTACAGTTAACATCAATCGTACCATCCAACCTAGTGAGTCTGTACGCTAAATTAATAAAGGAATGATAGTTATTGATTCTCAAGTAATTATCCCAAATAATAACAAACTGTCCTTTTTCTAGAACCTTATTGTAGTTAGTCCACGGATTCCATACAGTAATTCTAGCAGGATTTCCATAGCTATCAAATACGCCCATACTTAAATATTGCATGCATGCATATTCTCCAGCATCTTCATCATAGAATAATGCTACTGAACCAAGCTCAAAAAGTTTGAGGGCTAACCATCTCGCATCTACTTCAACTGGCAGTCCCTCAACTCTGTATGAGGCGATAGCATTATTTGCAAACTTAAATAGCCATTTGTTATATTCAACTCCCTCTTTATAAATCTTCTGAAAGAATCGTCTTTTCTGTCTGCTCACTCTATCACCTCACTATATTTTATTATTTGCTGAATAGTTATGAAACGTTGTTTTCCAGAATGTAACGCCGCTTTCAATAACACTTTTTATAAGCATTTCAGCATCAACAGGAATCTTACCAGTTAATGCAACATTTTTACACTTGATGTAGTTCCATGACGGTCTTCCGTCCATTTGCGGTCTTTTCACTCTGTTAACCTTATATCCGTACATGTCAAAGAACTGGTCAATTGTTCTTGCATATTCTTCACGGATTTGTTTAACATAACATCTTGCGTCTTTCAACTGGTTAGACCATAAAACAGAACCGCCACTAGCTCCGGAAAGACGGCTAGTGTCATGGGTATCTTTTGAATACTGTGCTAGCGAATCGAGAATTCCTGCACCAGCACTTGTTATTGCACCGCCAGCACCGCCTTGTACATATCCACTTATAGCATTGCTTGCACCGCTTACGACACGGCCGCTATATTTAGCTAAAGCGCCTAAAGTTAAGCCTAAGTCTGTAGAACCTTGCGGTAACTTTTCTGTAATCTGTGAAAAACCGTAACTTGCTATTTCCGCTTGGTATGCGTCATACATGAACGAACCCTTTTCACCGTAATTTATGGTAAAACCCTTACTAAAGTCTGTTGCTTCTGTACCCTTATATTTTCTAGGTGCAATAACTACTTGTGGCTGTGTACCTGTATTACCTCTAATAGTAACAGTGGGCAATCCATTGAAAAGTTCTGGATGTAAAACCATATTGTCACCAGTTGGTGCAAATATAAGATAATCACTGTAAGGAGAACAATAAAGCTTGTTGTTATGTGGTGTATAACTACCAAAGTTTTTTGATACCTCTGGCAACTCTTTTTGTTCTACAAATATGCCACTTGTTGCTGTCGGCTGTAGTTCTTTTGGAATTGTGAAAACCTGTATAATGGTATTCTGATATCCTGCTGTGATTAGTGACTGCAAGAATGACAGTAACTTTGTAGGGTCTTCACTAAAACCAATTTTTGAGCCTTGAAAAACTCTGCCTAATACCGGTTTATCATACCATGTAGGCTGATTCTCAATAGGTTGTAACTGTGCTTCGCTTATTACAATCTCACAACCATAAACAACATTATATGAAAAATCAGTAAGTAGTGATTCTTTACCAACCACTAACTCACCATACTCTAAACCCTCCGGTATAGTATGCAACCCGACTCTGTCATCTAGGACATGTTCTCTTTCAACAAAACATTCACCGACTTTACAGTCCATCCACCATGTCTGCCACAAATCAATTGTGTAGTGTACTTCAGCTGTTCGGTTGTTTTCATAACGCACTTCAGTGATAAATGCATAAAACCACTTATCACTGAAAGCTGAGTTCTGAAACATCATATAATTTGCTGAATAGATATCATCTGCCCAAGCATCAATCATGACAACACCGTCACGAACATACGAACAATTGTCATATGTCTTAATTCTATGGTCTAACATGTAGGACTGTTGTTCAGCCCTACTGTTAAACCACTTAACGTGATTGTAGTCACGGTCACATTCAACACCAGATAAAATGTAAATAATTGAATCTGGAATGATGTAAGACATAATAACTCCTTATGCTGTATAGTTTCCTGCTGTTATTGTAAATTCTTTTACAATATTAGTACCGCGTACTGTTGCATTTACTTTAACACTACCATAATAATTATTTGTTTTTTCAATTGTTTTAAAAGTGATATATCCGTTCGGATAAACTACAGCGCTGCCTGTATTATCAGATTTTAAACTCCATATCAGATCATGACAGCCACCTTTTACTGTACTAACATCTGCTGTTAATAAGAATGCGACATTAGTTCCAACAGCAGGAGTGCCAGATAAAATGTGGGAAACTGCTGTGTTATATGGTAAATTACCAATAGATGTATTTTCTGTTGTCTGTACTGCAACTAAATTATTAGGAATAACTGCAACTGCATTTGCGAACGGGCTTACAGCGTATGTCTGCCACATATGCAAGAAGTAGTTATGGTCAAGTGTATTGGCAACCGGCATATCACGCATTTCAAACACGGTATCATAAATCTGAACAAAATCTTCATCAATGATAACACCTGCAACCTTGTCAAGGAATGCCATATCATCTACGCTTGGTTCCTGATAAGTAGGGTCATTTGCAAAGATTTTGTTAAGTCTTGCAATGTCAAGATGACCAAGACCGTCAATCAGAATACGTCTGTTGAGATAATCGGCGTAAGGCAACTGGAACGCTGCTGCTAAAACATTGGTATCAATGTTTGCATCATAATCTGTATTGATTAAGATAACTTTCTTGTCCGAATCGGTAAATGTTGTTACACCTGCAATGTTGTAATCAGTAGACATAAACTGGAAGTCGTTGGATGCTTTTCGCATCTGAGTAGCGCAGAGCTTGTACTTGTCAGCACTTGTATCGTCAAATCTGTAGTAAGCAAGTTTGCCGTTTAAAATATGCTGCCCAATGAGGTACTTTGTAACGTTAAACTCATCATAAGCTGCCGCTGTATAAACAGACTGAATAATACCACTGATTAATTCATCCATGCCAGACCATGACTTAAATGCTGATTTAAGCATAGCACGGTTAACTGTCACCGGATAAGTTAACTGTGAATTCATGATGTAAAATGCACTTCTTACGTCCGGTTCATATTTCTTAAACAGATTGGTAGCAGTATCTGCACCAGTTCCTGCAATCTCACCGTACTGGTATACCTTTGCAATATTAACAAAAATATCCTCTACTGTCTCACCTATATCAATCACACCTTTTTTCAGTGTTGCAAGTGGGTTAGTGTAAAGACGGCTGGCAATTCTTGCAAATGCAATCCTGTTAACCAGTGCTGAAAGAAATTCATTTTCAAGAGCTGGGTTATTCATGATAATAGCCCCGATTCCTCTAAGGGATTCAGCATCTGTTGTTACATATGGGACATAATCCTTGTAGTAAGTTGAAGCTGAATTTTTTACAGCGTTGATAATATCAGCACTGATATTCGTATTTGTAGCAATTCTTGGTTTTGTAGGCATTATTTAACCCTCACTTCCATATAATAATTCATTGAGATTAAGACTTTCCAGTCTTTCATCTTCATCAATAGTTTCCTCTGGTTTTGGTTCTGGTGTTGGTAGTGTAACTGCCTTGCCCTCTTTGAAACGTTCAGTATACTTCTTACGCCACTCTGCGTCGTTATCCTCATACTTCTGTTTCCAATTTTCTTCGTCAACACCCTCGTTATCAATCGTTTCCAATAAAGCAATTGCTTCATCATCTGTCCTATCACCTAAAAACTGAGTGATAGCGTCTCTTGTAGCCTGTAACATTGAGTCCACCTCTTTCTTATAACTAACGTCTTAAACAAGGATACATCCATATAGGCATCCTTGTTCTAATTCCTTTACCTGTCGGTAGTGACGGGCTGTAGCCCTGTAACAGCGTAAAATAATACTGTGCATATTTTGCTCGTTCTTCCAATGTTGCTAATGGGTCTGCCGGACGCTCATAGCAATAGAGAAAACACTTTGCCATATATCCAACATCATCTGTGGCAGTCGCAAAGGCATCCATCGTCTGATATCTTCTGTATTCCTGCGGAACGCTTGAAAAGTTCGGATACCATTCAATAGGGTTATTGTTTCTTTCATCATTTAATCTCTGGCACTGGCAGTTACCATTTGCATCTAAATCAGTCTGCCAAGTAGGGCAGTTTTTGTTAAGATACGGAATAATTGTATCAACTGCGGGTGTCCACTGGACAAGACCATAACCTCTTTTATCTACTGCTACACCCTGTTCGTAAAGGTCAGCACTGATAAATGACTCTATCGTCATGTTACCAAGCATTGCACAAATAGCATTAATACTCCAACCTAAAGGAAGTAAAGCGTTTGCTACACAATACGCATTGTTGGTAGATTTCTCATTGATATATTCTTGCCCGTACCCTGTAATCGACTGCCAGTGCAAGTCACTGGGAAAACTGGGAGTACCAGTGTCAACGTTAGGATAAATAAATCCCTGTAAATAACCATTCATCCATGATGGAACATAACCATCGCTTTTCTTGCACTTTTCAGTCCAGAAATATTTACCGGAACTCCATCCGCTGTTACTTGTAACAATGCCGTCACTTGTTATCTGTTCAACAACTGCAACATGTCCTGCACCGCCATTGTTGTAGCCATAACAGGCAATAGCCCCTAGTTTTGGCTCTTTTCCTTTTGCATAGCCTCTTGTACGACTGTACCAATTTGTCGCATTACTGGTAGAAAGGCCAGATGGATAGACTCCGTTGATCTCATAGAATCTGCCCCATGCGTACCAAGTACAGTTACCTCCCGTCTGTTGCGGGCCAAGATTGCTCTGATAAAAAATGTTATCGGAATAGTAATATTTACTGCCCCTCATACCATCTGTATTCAGTCTGGGTGTAAAAGCCATTAACAATCACCACCTAAAAGACAAGCCCACATTTTAGAACCGCATGAAGAATCCTGCCTGCCTACAGCTGTGTTTCCATAGGCGTTCTGGATTTTCTGAAAGTGGTTGATAGCATAAACAAGATTATCACCACAGTGACCATCAATGGCAAGTGGTTTACCATTCTTACCCAAAATACCAATTGATCTTAAAACAGCCTGTAGTGTGTAAACATCCTGTCCGGTAGAACCTCTTTTAACTGTTTTCATTTTCACCATTTCTTTCACTAATCATATCGCACAAATGCTGAATAGCAAGTGTGTTATTGTTCAACGCCTGTGTGACCTCAGACATTTCATTTTTGTGCTGTTCGTTGAGTTTGGCAATATCCTCCCTGTTTCTGTCTGTAGAGTATTTGATATACCATCCCATACCAATTGCGCATACAATAGGGAAACCAACTGTCCCAACAGCCTGCATCAAAGCGTTAACATCCATAGGCTTCCTTTCTGAGTCCACCGTCTTGTTGTATCATAGAATAGAGAATAACTTATAACAGAGGTCAATCCTTTCTAAAATTTAAAATAGAGCCAATTGTTTTCGGTGGACTCTGATATCCTGCAACGGCGTTTTCCAGCCTTTCAGATTGTTGCAAACAACTAGCTCTATTGTTATTATAATTCAATTATGAAATTTTGTCAAGTATCTATGAATTATTTACACTTACACATATACACACCTCGTTTAAGTTAATAAGCCTAATTTATCAATAGCATTTAGGAATCTGTATTTGCACGAATAGGTTTCATAGTAGATATAACCCAGAGCATCCCATTCGCCATAGATAGAATACTTCATTTTGAAAGCTTTCTTGCTGTCTTTGTTTCCGTCGTAATAATCTTCAAACTCACAGTATTTATGTGTGCTTACATACATAAAGTTCGATCTTGACTTTGATAAGTAGATATAAATTTTGCCAAACTGGCAGACAGCTATTAAATCTTTAGGGTTGCCATACTTTCTCATGATATGTGCACCATCATTATATGAGAACTCATTACTATTTGCCATTTTTGCAAACTCAGACTCATTTCCGATGGCTTTAAATAGTGCTGTTTTCTTTCTCATCTCTGAAATAGGCGACTTCATGATATTAAGAAGTAATATGCCCCTATCTTCTAAGAACCGTACTTCCTGCCCTTTTCTTTGCATTTCATCGTAGATATCAACTAGATTAAATGTGTCAAGAACTGCATTATAAATGTTATTTGAGTTTGCCATCATCCACATACGGAGCGGTGGCTGACCTAATACTTCTCTGTTTCCGCTAACAGTGACATACATATTTGTAACAGCGTCACCCTCATTTTTAATTCGGTTAACGTGATTTTCTGGAATAAACTCATCATAGATAATATCTGTGATTGTACCACCACCAAAACCACGGTATTTGCTTACAGCCTTTAGTGAAACTGCTATTCCAATATCTTCATAGATTGGCTTTTCTTCCTCAGTCCATCCAACTATGCGCACTATTCTTGAAGCATTCCGCTCTTTCACTATATGAATATCTTCACCTAAATCTTTATTTAACTGTGCAAATGGATTGTACTTCTCAATAGAACATAAATCTATTTCGTCCTGTGTACGCCTAACAAGCATTGGTGTCCACTTTTCCTCAATACAACGCTTGAATACACCATAGGTTTTACCAACCTGTCTTGCACCAACCATAACTATAAATGTGGGTTTAAAGCCTAATATATAATTAAAATTTAACCATCCGTCTTTATCGTATAAACTCATAATACCGCCTTTCTAAATAGAAGAACCACCCATTAAATGAGTGGCTCTTCCGTCATATATTAAAAGGAGAAAACAATGGGCTTATGCCAATCTTGCGTAGACGAACTGGCGTCCCGCTTTTGATACGTTGCTGTCCTTAACGATTGTAAAATCTTCTTCACAATCAGCAAACATATCAATAATTTCGAGGTAATCATGAATAAACGTAGAGCTATTTGTACCATAATACTCTTCATCAGAACCCTGTACGGTTAAAATCTCTACTTCCTTACCATCCTGTTTTTCATCAATGTAATTGATGAAATTCTGTGTAAGTTCGAAGCCGTCCGGCAAATCTTTCACTGTGTGTGCGTTCTTTACTGCTTTAAATTGTTCAACTTTACTTTCAATATTCGTTCTTAGTACTTTCATATTTGTCCACCTTTCAAAATTGTCTTGGATATTACTACACTATTATATTAACACATACTTATTGTTATGTCAACACTTTTTTAAATAGTTTCATAATCTTCTGTATACTTTCCTTGCACATACTCGACTACTTTCTTAAATCTGTCTGTGATATCTAGCTGATAAGTCGTCTTTAGCATTGCAACATTGCTATAAATGTTAAAACTTCCTTGCGGTGTCGTCACTCTTTTGACACTTTCACAATCGTTATAAACAAGTCGCTTCTTGCCTGTTTCTTCACCGAACAAAAATCCTGTACGGAAATTATCTGGTGTACCCATTATTTTTGAACCTGTCTTTTTTGGCACACCAGCTATTGTTATTTCAAAAGTATCGCCAATCTGCTGGCAATATTTCTTTGCTCCTAACGTAACGAAAATGTCAGCGTTATCTTCCATGTCAATAATACCTAGATACTTTTCAGCACCTTTCTTTGTAACAGCATAATTCTTAACATAATCTTTATCACTAGTCTGATAGTCTAACAAAAGTGTTTTATTATACTCTTTAATTGCTTCTGTATATCTTTCTGGATGTAAGAAAAAACAAGAATCGGTGTCGCAATAAACAACATCATGAGGGTCAAACAAATCTATCATAGATTGTAAAGCAACACGCCCCAGCATAGCTGTATAACTGCCCCACTGGTAAGCAAGAAATGTTGTTCTTTTTGAATAATATTCTTCCAACTGTTCTTGTATTGTTGTTTCTGTTATCTGTTCTTCAAGTAGTCCTGTTTGAGGATTGAAAACGATCATGTCACGAACAGGGTCGGTATAGGCCATGCCAAAAATACCGTTTACACAATTCTTTGATTTCATATATTCATATTCAGCACCCGCAACACCTTTCAATTCAGTTTTCTTTTCATAATAATTATATACAGACTCACGCAATGACTTGGGAAGAAAACCTTTCATTGAAATAAACGTATCATAACTTTCAATAGCGTCAAAATCATATTGAGTTATGAAACAATTTATAAACTCAATATCATAAAAAGCAACATCAATAATACCTTTGAAATTTGTTATACGCCCATTATCGTAACCCAAATCAGTACAGGCACCGGATTGCTTAAAACATCTAGATAAAGAAAGATATGGTATTGGCACATACTTATCCTTAATTAATCTCGGATTAAGAATCTTGAATCTGCTTACAATGACATAAGTATTAGATATTTCTTTATAAAGTTTAAAATCAAACACACCGTTTTTCATAAAACTAATAGGCTGAAAAGTAAACATAGGATATGTGTTATTACAAACCATCTGATATGGATAACTTGAGGTAAAATCGCCATGACCAAGATTTTTCAATTTAAGACCTACATATTCTCTGTTCGCATGTGTATTGCCGCCAGCTTTTAAGTCTAAGAATATCTCATACAGTTTTGTATCAAGAGCTGTACGCCTAATAACATCTTTTGTGAACTGCCTGTTATGTTTACTTAACATTACGTCTCTTACAGCATGACGCACAATCGATGTTGATGTAGGTCTGTTATCTTTGATGCTAAAATTATTAGCTTTCATAAATCCCTGCAATCCGTCTGAAAGTGCTAATACGTCAAGAGCTGAATAGAGAATAGTATTATCATCTAATTTAGTAAACGGGTCACGATAAAGGTCATAGTCCATTATTTCTTTTTCTTTGACGTAAAATGTACTATAATCCTGCGTGAACTTTTCAAGATTCATGTTTGTCAACCTGTATGAACATCGAAATTCTATATTTGATTCAGTTCGAAAAGATATGATTTTACGCTTTTCTGTAGCAAAAACAGTATCCGGTACTACATCTATCCAATCTTTTATGAACTGCCATTCATAAGATAAGTTATGCACATAAAAAACTAATCTGTATTTATCAGTTTCAAATATATGTCTGACTAGCTGAAAAAACTCTTTGACCTCAGTTTCTAGTCTAAACATAAACACTGTACCAAGTAAGTTGAACTGATAAAGATAAGTGAAGCCGATAGGCTCATCAGACAAATTCCAACTTGTATGCTCTAATACTGTTGTAGTCTCTGTATCAAATGCACTAGGATAAGAATAAAAATATTCGTCCGGATACTTTCTGTGTTTCTGTACCTCTATATCTCTTTTATAATCAACAGAAGATTTAATATCAGCAAGAATAGAGGACTTTTTACAGTCCTCTAAATCATATATTTTTATTGTTCTTCCTTTATATATGACTTCTTGCATAGCTTATACCTCAATCTTCTTTAAAAGAGTCTCTGATAATCTGTGAAAATGTTCTGGTATCACCCTTTGGCAATGCACCAGAACTTTTCAAAGCAAGCTTTTGATTTGCTAAAAACTCAGCCATTGTTTCATCGCCACTCTTAAACTCACGCCACATGTCCTGTACTGTCTTTTTTCGTTCTTCTTGCTCAGCGGTAGTTAGTTTATAAACTGAAAAGAACTCTGCTAATTCTAGGTAGTTATATTCAGATGCGTTCATCTTTAATCCATCATAAATATAATCAAAAAACCCTGCAAGCTCTGTTTTTTCTTCTTCATCCAATACTGCTAGCCCTGTATTTTTAGCTAGATTCTCTATTGCACTCTGTTTCGCTGATTTATATGCACTTATTGATGAATATTTAGAGTGTCCAAATCCTTGTAGTTGTGCATATCTTGCACGAGCTTCATTAACACTCTTTGCTTTACTTCTTGAAAAAACAGGTCTACCAACTTCTACTTTATTATATTCATAAATTTTCAATGAAGCATACGGGTCAAACTTATAGAACTCTTTGACACGCTGATTATAGCGTTTTGCCAGTCTGTCTATAATCTCATTTGCTTCACGCAAAGATAGTTTTGAAAAATCTTCTGGTGTTAAATCCAGATTCATTTTCTTTCGAAATCCACCTTTTCGCATTTATATCACCTCTGTAATATTGACTTGAACACACTTCTTGCTACAGGTATTCTTTCAAAGCATTGTTGTTCAAAATTATCTGTAAGAACTAAATATTGTGTATCTGTAATATAGCCAAGTTCCTGCAACATTTTGGCTGCACCGCATTTTTCGTTATAGTTCACGTACATTTTATAAAAGTAATCAGCTAAACGTTCAACATCCGCTTTACCTAATACTTTGTACTTACCATATTTATCATTAATCTGTGTCTTTACTAACCTGTCATAATACTCTTGCTTTGCTTCAAAATCAAACAGGAATCGTGCTTCTTCATCTTTCATATAGCACCATTCATTAAACTCTAACATTCTTAGCATAGAATAGATATATCCAAAAAAGAAACACTTTTGTGCTGGTACTATATATTCGTCATTCCAGCATCTATTAGCATTGTCAATTTCAAGCATCATTCTCTTATGTAATTTAGCGTAATCACGTTTTTTCATTATAATTCTCCTTTTCTAAACCTGTCAAAGATAATACCAATACAATACCACTGCGTCTCAATCGGAATCTTTAAATCATCACATGCTTCAAAATAAAAGTTTAATGCACCCTTAATATCGGCCGATGTCCTTGCGCTCTTTAGGGATTTTCTAAACATATCACTTACATAACCATAACTACTCATTCAACAATCACCTTCCCGTCTGTATAAACAAACACTTTCTTAACTGGATATGGCTCACCTATTTTGTAAAAGTAATACTCATATCTTTGAAGTGAGCCTTTCCAGTAGGCTTCTTTAACTATCATCAATTCACTTCTGTATATAGTGTTACGCGAATAACTATTAGTCATATCTCATACCTTTTCGTGTGGGATTCAGCTTGTTACAAATTGTTTCCCATTCTCGAATAAATCGGTCTATATTGCCGTCCGGATTGAACTTTCTAAAGGCTGAAAGTTCATCCTTTGTCCATTCTGATGTCTTAATGTTTCTTAACTCTAAATAAGGTCTACATTTAAAAGGCTGGCATATTACTGTGTTCATTCTGTTACCTCCTCATTATCAAATCCATAATAATCAAACGTGAGTTCCATATTTCTTGCTAAGAACATCTGTTTATCTTTTCTGACTGTAATGATAATCAATATCAAATCCATTGGTGCAACATCAGCTTCAATGCGCTCATCAGCTGTAAGACAATCATAAGCAAACGCATATTCGATAGAAAGTATGTTTGCTAACGGATAGGTATATTGTTCATCTCTGTTCTTTACGTTAGTAATGTAAAGTATGTCACGGGATGCAATACAGTGAGAACCTAAGTTCGGGTTCATTGCTTTAAAGCGCTGTTTAACTCTCATGTTATCTCTCCTTTCTTGTGCTTATATTGTAACACAATCTTATGGAATAGTACAATGAATTTTTGGAATAGATGACGAACGCATGTTTGTTGTAGTTAGTTATGTCTAACCATGAATAGTTTGCATGCCAGTTAGTTATGACTAACCGTGAATAGTTTGCATGCCAGTTAGTTATGACTAACCGTGAATAGTTTGCATGCCAGTTAGTTATGACTAACCGTGAATAGTTTGCATGCCAGTTAGTTATGACTAACCGTGAATAGTTTGCATGCCAGTTAGTTATGACTAACCGTGAATAGTTTGCATGCCAGTTAGTTATGACTAACCGTGAATAGTTTGCATGCCAG